TTTAGTTATAGCTAAAGATTGTTCTCGACTATCTGGCGTTTCGAGAATGATATAAGCTGCTAAGTCTTTGGCTACTTCTCTAATACTCTCATAAAGCTCTAGTTGTCCCTCTTTTGGAGCATGATAAGTAAATCTGTTTTCTAATTCTTCGCTTGTGATCATCTTGTCTCCTTTTCTGGTAAGAAAGTTGGTTTATCAGTTATTGGGAATCCACACTTTTTTAACATCTCTTTAATGTTCGGGTCTTCATAGGTTTGTAAAAGTCCTCTTCTTGCCATGCGTGAACGTGCTAAGTGACGTCCAGTTGATTGGGTTAAGACTTGATACTTTACTCCATCTGCCGAAGCCTTAGGATCCATAACATAGATCTCATCAAACAGGATAGGTATGGTTATTGCTGCTTTTCCAACTACCATGTAACGATAAGACATTTTGCCAGCTACCTCGTCTTTCATTCCCTCAAGATGACCAGTAAGGATAAAGTCGCAAGGCATCGCGATTAGTAGTTTTATCCAGTTTTGGATTTTAGCCTTTTGAGGGACATAATCATGAGCCCATCGAGGTGGTTCGCCAGCAAGTCCTTCCGTTTTCATCTGCTGAGCCATTATACTGTCGGCCCAAGTAGTAGATGAATCTAAGCAATAAGTTCCAAAATGCTCGAAATATCCTGAATCCAAGCGCTTCTTCATTACCTTTTCCCACTCGCGAAAGACGTGAGGATTCATGTTATCATCTTTTTCCCATCTTATGTCTGGTATTAGTTCTCCTTTCTTGATTAGTTCACCAAGATTCTTCGTCCCACCAGGATCAAAGCAATCATAGTGAATAGGTTTACGTGCTGTGTGCAGGATAAAGGTTTTCCCGCTGCCCATTTCTCCTAAGAGAAGAAAGTTATATGTCGAGCTCCGAGGAGTGTTCTTGTACATCTCCTGGAGTTCCTGAATTTCCTTCTTTATTTCTAAGAATTTCCCTTCTTCCATTTAAAATCTCCTGCATTTTTGTTAGCTCGTTTATTAGTAGTTCTATTTTGCCTCCTGACATAAAGAAAAGTGTTATATCTCCTCCATGCTCAGTGAGTATGTTAATTCTTGGAGATTCATCTTTATTTGCATGGCCTTTTATGGTAGATCTACTCCAAAGAAATACACTTGTATTTATATCACTCATATTATGTTCTCCTTATATTCTTTCTTCTCAACTTTTAGAGTTTTCTTTGCTTCACGCTCAGTAGGATCCCAAAACTTAACGTGAAAGCCTATTGGAGGTTCTTGGCATCGGCGAAGCGGGTTTGGCCAAGCCATACAATAATCGTGATATTCGCAAAGACGAGAATAATCTATACAGTTATTATCACGAAGTGGGAAACATCTCATGGTTGGCTCGTTTTCGGTACATTCTTCGAGTAGATGATATTCTCGCTCGATTTCCCAAAAGTAGTACCTTACCGTGTCAAGCCAGACTTGCATCTGGTCATGTTCTTTCTTAATCAGCAGTCTATGAAACTCGTAAGGATCTTTCTTGCGTTTTATAAAGAATGAACCATTTAGCTCCACGCCGGAAACTTCCTCATAGGGAAATAGCGAGAATAAGACGTGATTGTAAGTTCCTATTTGCGTGGACAAAGGCCATTGCTCGTCCCACATCCAGGTGCGAGAGCCAGTTTTATGCTCGAAAGACTTTGTTTTGGCTGTTTTTCGATTCTTCAAAATTGAGTCCATGCGAAAATAGAGTTGATCTTTTTCTGTAATGGCTACGCTTCCAGCTATTTCAGTCCAAAGTACTTCCCAATCATCTAGTTCATTGCGATAAGCAGGATAATCTGCGTATTTTGCAAGAACCAAGAAGGCATTGTCTGGGGTTTTCGGCGAGAACATCTCATCAGTTTCAGATGAAAAGGTTTTGCGATAATCAGATAGAAAAGCATCGAAAGCTTTTATGACGCTGTTATCATTGTAACCGTTTAGTAATAAGTGCTCCATAGCGAGATGCCAGGAGGTTCCAAAGACCAAGTGGTTACTTAGACTGTCAGATTCCCAACCAAGTACGTGGCGATAGAAGAAATGCCGGGGACATCGTTGGTAGTCTTTTAATTTGCTTGAGTCACGTTTATTGTCAGATAATAACTGAATCATTCGTTGTGTCCTCCTTGCTTCCATATCGAGTTTCTCTCAGAAATATAAGGTTGACTGTCGCAGATATCGAGAGCTTTCTCTTTCTTTTTTAATATTGAGATAAACATTTCGTCGTAAAAATTGTCTATTTTTTCCGCTGCTTCTGTTGAGTGTTTGGATAAGTCTATAATCATCTTCACAATAACTTGACTTGCTATTCCCTCTTTATAAAGGGAAGTTATCTTCTTGTACATGCGTGAGTTCATTCTTATTTCTCCTTTCTTATTCTAAGACTGTTACTTCTTTAATTGCTTCCATATCGAGTTTCTTTATGGACTACCTTGTAAGCAATTATCTTCTCTTTTTTCATTATATTCTCCTCCCATGACTATCACTCGTTCCTGGTAACTTCCAGAATTTCGAGGATTTGGCTTATGGATTAAAAGGTTTATCCTCCCATGCTTATGTGCAAACATAGCACAAGCTACACTACACATAACTGTCATGCCACTTAAAAGAAGATAGTCGAAAGTTTTACTTGCCTTTATAAAAGGCTCAAAGGTTCTGAACATCTTGCTGGTAGAAAACCTTTGTAAAGATCCTTGCGTCATAAAGACCAAATTACCAAAGTCTTCTGCGCTAGAATAATCGTGAGATGATTTGTTGACGATAAAAACTGTTTTCTTTTCATTCAAGCTGTTTCACCTCCTTTTTTCACATATCTCTCACTCCAGCTTCGTATCCAGCAACGAAGAAGTCGTACCAAGGCATCCAATCTTCCTCCTCTTCACCCAGGCCGTTTTTTATAGCCATTTCCTCAAAAGCTTCCCAAGCCTCCTTTGTTATTGTTGAGATATATTCTCCTGGATATTCCCTAGCCATTTTTCCTCCTTTTGCAATATTATTGCGATAGTTAATCTTTAAGCTCCGGTTTTGCTCCTTTTAATGTTCTCTTCGTTAGGCCCGCTTGACAAAATAACAGGAGAAAAAGATTCTATTCTGGATTCTATCAATTTTCCATCTGGAGCCATACTGTGTTTTATTACTCCTGGTTTATCAAGTTGGTCTACACAGGTTAATGCCAATCTTACTTCACAATCCAAATTGTATCTTGCTGCTACTTCTAATGTTTCATGCTTTGCTTTTCTAAGCCAATCTGAAGCCAGATAACCATATCTAAGCTTTCCTTGGAAGTTGTTAGTTAAGTTAGTTTCATCCCTTGCCTGAGCGTATGGTTTATCTATCATATTCCATATAGGTCCATCTCCATGGCGAGTGAAATAGGTTCTACTAACAAGGAATACATCCGTTGGTATATCCAACTTCACCTCTCTTAATATACGTGCTGCATTTTTAACGCCAGTGTTAGAGCGTGTTAAATGAGGCATAAATTCTTTTCTTTTTTGGTCCAGAAGCATTCCCTGAGCTCCTTCAAAGACCAGGTTTCTTTTTGGGTCTTTAGCCAGAAATTTTTCTATTAGAGAATAATCTGGATAGATATAGATGAATTGTTTCATGGACTCAATTATATCTATGAATTTATCCTCTATATTTGAAGTGTTCACTCGATCACGGCGATATCTTTCGTAATCCTCGAAGGATAACTTAAGTTCGGAAAGCCTAAAAGGAACATATTCCCTCTTTATTCTTCCCAGCTTCTGCAGTAAATAATCTCTGTTAAACTCTAATATATCACGCATATTTATTCTGAGTTCCGTGAACTTACTTCTCGTAACAGTTTCATTTATCCCTATTCCACAGGTTCCTGTTCTCCTTTTTGATTTAGCCTCAAACTCATTGATTAGCATATCAAAAGGAGTTGTTACCCAGCAACGAGGATCTATGAAAATCTCGCACATTTTAGTTTTGCTGAGTAGATCGTTTAGTTCTTCGATGAAGATAATGGGATTAATAATCATATTCCTTCCAAGCAGGGTTCTGGCCCCTTTTAAAGAGCCAGAACCAAAATGCCTGAATATATGACTTTTTCCGTTAGTGTTAACAGCATGAGCAGCTTGTGCTCCACCGTTGAATCTAACGTTCAGAGTCTTGGGGCTGCTTAGGAAGTTTGTTATGTGTCCTTTACCTTCATCGCCATAGTTAGCTCCTATGACAATTTCGGTCTTCATAAGCTCTCCTTAAAGATACTCGTCCACAGGTTTTACGTTGGGACTGGAAATAGTTATATCCTTGATTGAGTCCCTCAAAATTACCGAGGTATCTCCGTCCCATGAATCCACCACTTCCGGAGCGCTTTTGCCAGTAGTCATTTCCATAAGAGAGACAACTAGCTCTCCGACTTTGGTGTGGTCGCTGAGTTGTACAGCTCTTTGACCAAGGACCTTTGTCCAGGACTGTACAACTTTGTCGAGGTTTCTTGATGCATGAGAACCCTCCTTCACTATTATATGAAAGATTTCCCACTCAGGAAAAGTTAAATCGAACATGGATTGAGCAGAGAATCCCTCGCAAGAGTCCCCGAGGTGGTCAGAAAGATGATTTGAAGAAATACTCGGAGTGATCTCCTCATCACCGATAGTGAAGATGAAGCCTTTTCTTCCTCTTTTCCTGAATGAGTCGGATGCTACTCTGTGCATGGCAAAGTACCAAGCCAGAATATAAGATTCATGATAGTTGCCTCCACCACCTCGTTCAAGCCAGATCTCCTCCAGTTGTTTGAAGATCCTTATATCCGCCTCGAATTGAGTCGCTTGCAGAGGAGCACTATCACATTCCACGTCTCCGATACCCAAAGTACATATATGCGGATTGGTGATAGGCTTTCGGTCATAGATTTCTTCGCAGATCGTTTTTAATCCTTTTCTGGCTATGCTGTCGAGAACTGGTGTCATTGAGCCGGTTACGTCGAGAGCAATGATAACCGGAGTGGATTCTGGATTATCAGCGCTGTCAACTGACTCACGGAACTTGAACTTTTTTGGGTCGAGATCAGGGTTAATAGATCTTGATGAATAGATGTGATCCACCGTGGTGTGTGGATCGTGATAACCTCTTGAATCTGAGAAGGTATCCCAACTTGTTGAAGAATAACTTCCTCCGCCCATAATAGTCTCCTTTCATGCTAAGGGGTTAATAAACCCGCCTTCTGGCGGTCGTTCAACGAGCTCAACGAAGACGGGAAACCGCGGAACGCCGTTTGAGCTGGTTAAATGCTGGTAAGATACCTTAACATTTTTCTGTGTAAGCGATTCTCGAACGGCCCAGAAAGATTCTCGCTGGTGACCTGTTAGGCCACTGCCCA